GCTTAGGGGGGATAAAACCGAAGGCGATGGAACATCGTCCCCCCTAAGCTACATGATATTTCAATAATTCAAGATATAGCTTACGAATTGATCATCGAATGCCGCGCCCTAAATTCCCATGACCATCCAACTCATTATAGTGAGGCGCGAAAAAACGTCGCAATCGCAACTTTTACCCCACCCCCCAAAAAGGACATGAGTCGCATGGAGCGAAGCGACCCTCCTGCGGAGTAGCTGCGGAGTTGGTGCGGAGATGCGGAGTATTCACCAACGGAATCCAGATTCCCCACCTACGAAAAATGGATCGAACTGAGGTCCAGTTGCGCAAAGTCTTTAAAAGTTGAGAGAGTCGCGGAACTCAAACGAAATGGGATATGGAATTGAAAAACTTGGTTCTTCGTTTAGTCGGAGTCACTGTCAATCGCGAACCGGTTGCGGTTCACGCGGACCTGTGCAGGGCGCTGCTTGTTGTGCATCCGGGCCGCAGCTATGTTCCAGACCTGCGCATGTTCGACGGCCGCCAGTGCAGTCTTGCGGAGGAGCTCGTCACGGAGCTCGTTGATGTGGGACCATGAGCGGATGAGCGGGAGGATGTCGCGGCCTGCAGCCTTGTACTCGGCGATCTGCGCGCGGCGGAGGGCGGAGTAGGTGTGTTCGTCCATGAGGACGAGCTTGTTCGTCTCAGCCTGTTCGGCGTCGTAGACGATGTCACCCCAGTTGGGGCCAGAGTGTGACCAGCGGGGCTCGCGGCGGGCGGAGCGGCGGCGAGAGATGGACCACTTGGAGACGAAGCGGGCCAGGATATCGATGGTCTGATCGATCTTGGCGGAGCGGGCCTTGCGCTCGGCGATGGTGGTGCCCTTAGGCACCCACTTGTCGTAGACGTTCATGCTGCGCACGTGCTTGTCAAAGACAAAGCCGGCTGCGCGCATACGGACGGAGAAGGGAATCGGATTAAACATTCTGATCAGGAATGCCTCAACAGTTGCAATGCGGTCGTTGTAGGACTTACATTGGACCTTTTCGTGATGTCGATGAATTCGTTTTCAGAAATCTGGATTCATGAGTTGATGTGGGCAGTAATGTAAAAATTGGGGTTGGGGTAGCTGTGATAGCTTAGGCCTGTGCGGCCTTCTTGGCGGCGATGGTCGCCTCACGCTTGGCCTTCATGGCGGCCTTTGCCTCGTCGCTCATGGGCGCGCGGGGCTTGCGGGGCTTCTTGTCGTCGTCGGACTTGGGCTCCTCTGCGGGAGCAGGCGCGGGCGCGGCCTTCTTGGCGGCGATGGTGGCGGCGCGCTTGGCCTTCATGGCGGCCTTCGCTTCGTCGCTCATGGGCGCGCGCTTCTTGCGCGTAGATTCGGTAGAGCCGTCGGACTCGACGTCTGCGGTGGGCACACGGACGACGCCGGTGATCTGGGTGTTCTCATCCGCTTCGGCAGGGAAGAGGATGTCTAGGAGGGCCTTTGAGAGCTCCTCCGGCTTGGAGTAACGGTTCTCGGCTGCAGAGCCGGACTCGTCATAGATGTGTGCGACTGCATCGCGGATCTGCTGCTTGAGGAGGTTGTTGAGAGACATTGTAGTAGTAGTAGTAGTTGGATAGGCTGGCGGGGGGCTCAGTGGTGATTCGTAGTGTCAAACAATTCGTTTTCAGAAAATGGAATCGCGAGTAATGTAAAAATTTGGATTTAGGCAACAGAGACGAGGAGCTTACCGCCCACTCGCTTGGGGAATACGACTACTACACCAGACGGTGTACCTGTCTCCCGCATGTAGATGCGGCATTGTTCTAGCGCATCGGACACGGCTGTGTCAGTTCCTGAAGATGACTTCAGTTCGATCACCAATCGGTTCTCAACAATGAGATCCGCTCGGACGGTCCCGACGTAGCGGTCTCGGAACTTGATAATGATGTCGCGCTCTGTCTCGAACTTGAGATTGGCGTCGTGCAGCCCAACCTTCATAGCATTGTGGTAGACGGACTCGGTGTGGCCAGCTCCGAGTGCTTCGAGCACTTCAGCTGCAAGGGCACGGATAATCTCAACATCTGGGGTATCTGGGGGTGGCATATCTTGTACAATGGGCGATACGACTAAAGTAGGTTCTGTAGGAGGCATAGTGGGGCATTTCTTCTTGTTGTGGCCGGATAGTTTGCAGTTGGAGCAGGGCATTTTTGTCGGGGGGCTCACTAGTGTTTCGTGATGTCACAGAATCCGTTTTCTTGCGATGAAAGAGAGAAAACGAAACTCAGCTGACAATGTAAGTGTTGAGCAATGGATACAATTCTGCATGGGAAAGCAGAAGAACTTCTACCACTCCCATTCAAGGTTCATCTGACAGTTACATCACCACCCTACTTCAATGTGAAGGACTATGTATCCTATTCATCGTATGATGAGTACCTTGCGACACTGAAGCATGTCTTTACGCTCGTTATGGAGATCACGCATCCTGGTCGCATGTGTTGTGTGAATCTGAGTAACATTCTGATTCCTCGTGAGTCACGTAGCAAAGAGAGTAAACGAATCCCACTTGTGTTTCACTTTGTCCCACTGATGGAGTCAATTGGATGGAAGTTCATCGAAGACATTCAGTGGGTAAAGCCAGAAGGTGCGGTGAAAAACCGCAATGGTGGGTTCTTCCAACATAGGCAGCCGTTGGCCTACAAGCCGAACACGGTGAACGAATACATCCTTGTGTTTCAGAAACCATGCACGACATTGATTGATCAGATTGTTCGGAGCTACGACGCACAGACGGCGGAAGAAAGTAAGGTTGGTGAATACGAGCGTACGAATGTATGGCACATCAATCCGGAGACCCGAAGCAAACATCCTGCACCATATCCAGAAGAGCTTGTCGAGAGACTTGTCAGGTACTACTCATATGTAGGTGATGTTGTACTCGACCCGTTCATGGGATCAGGGACAACAGCAGTTGTGGCTAAGAGGTTCAATCGCAGATTCACTGGATGTGAGATTCATGATCAGTACATCGCAATGGCAAATGCCAGACTTGCTATGACGACTCCAGTTGACAGACTTCCTGCATTACGAATCCCAAACATGGAAACACTTGACGACTTGCGGGCTTGGTTGAAGGCACAGCCAAAAAGAGTAATTTCGGCGTTGGTGCCTGGTGCTAAGAAGTCTGAGTCAAAGTCTGTTCTAGTTACGCAGTTGGAGGCTGCTTGGTCTTCTTCCGGGAAGTCGACTTCGACCCATTAAAGTCGCCGGAGTTCTTGCCCTTACGGGTGTGGCAGAGTGCGCACAGTGTCATGAGATTTTCTGTTCTATTGTCTTCGTGATTTCCATTGATATGGTCTAGGTGGTAGCAGTCTGTGGGGAACTCTGCATAGGCAGAGGGATTGACGGGGCAGGTCCAGCCTAGCCTACCGTCGCTGTTCTCACAGGAGCGCTTTTTCAGGAATGTGATCCCTGATAGCTGCTTACCATGAGCAGATGCGCCCTTGCATGGGCCGCATTGATTGTGGAAGGATGGGAGCTCGTCCGTCCAATGACGGACCGAGACTACGCGGGTGCATCCGGAGTTGGGGCAAGGTGGTACGATTCCTCCCTTGAGGAGATAGGCGGCGAGATTAGTGGCGTTCTTGCTGGGCATTTTACCTCTACTGTTGCAGTGCGGTCGTAGTAGGACTTACATTGGGTCTTTTCGTGATGTCGATGAATTCGTTTTTAGAAATGTAAAAATTGTTCGGTTACTCAAGTGCCTCGAGCCATGCAGCCTGCTCAGTGCTCGATAGACCTAGCTCTGTCATGAGTCCTCGAGCCTGAGATAGCTTCCCTGTCACAGGGATGTTCAGGGCAGCGATGGCTGCCATCTTGGTCTGAAGGACCTCGCCTAGAGAGACGGGTGGCTTGAAGTTGTCGTCAAAGCCGACCATCACGTTGACCAGCCGTGCAATGTGACCCTCTGAACACATCCCAACAGATTCAACCATCTCTTGCCAGAGGCGGTGGTGCAGCTCTGCCTTGACATCCTGTGGCTGGCGGTCGATAAGGGCCCAGAGACCTTCGAGGAGGCGGCCGTACAGGCGGTCATCTGGATTACGGATTGTCGTCCTGTTATACCAGTCGTTGACGTCATTCATGACGTACAACACGTCGCGTAATACACCCGCTCGGGCAGAGAAGACTCGGAGGATGCGAAGACCGACCTGACGCCCATCCGTTGCGACTGCGAGAAGGCGATCCTCACCCGACTTGGTCTGGCGGTTGACCGCAGGCGTGTGGACGTTCTGGGAGTCTTGGGCCAGGCGTTGTAGATCAGGGACGATAGCTGCTACCGCCATGCGTTGAAGGATGTCGACATGCCTGGCAGGCTCACGCTGCTCGACGAGCAGTCCCCATCTCGCATCTTGTTGGATACGGCGTTCGCGGGCATCGAGATCACGTCGAGCTACATGCCCTACACAGAGTCGTTCACCGTCTATGGCATTGTGGGTACACCAGCGATATGGTCGGGTACTGTAGTGTTCGCAGCCACCTGGACGAACGGGTCCTAACATTTCAGCAGGACGTGTGTGGACGCCACAGTGACGGGCGTGGCAATGTACTTGGCAGGGTTGATGGGTGTTAGCTTGGATGAAGTTGCAGATAGGCATTGTATATAGTCGTCGAAAGGGGGCTCATCGTCCTGCTGTGATGATTGTCTTTTCGTTTTTAGAAATCTCAGCCCGCAGTGCGACAAGGTCTTCATAGCGCCCTCCCCCGTGCGAACAGAGGTAGCCAGGTAAGCGGTCGAGGATGCGGTCGTGATCAGGGCTGTTCCGTGTGACATCCGCAATAGCCATGAAGAACTGCTCTACGGTCATGTAGACAGGGTTCTCACGGGTGATGTAGGCGAAGATAGGAACACGAAGCGCTGCAGCAACAGAATGAGTCATTTCATAGGGGACGACGGTCTCAATTGCGTTGGACACGTCAGAGATACGCATAGGGGAAGCCATTGGTGCAACCTTATCTGACACTGGGAAATCCATTTTCGAAAAACGAATGGGAGTCAGTACAGGTAAAAGAGATCAGTTAAAATGAGTATCAATATCGACAGCGCACTGACAGACACGATCGAGCGCCTTCCCACCATCATCATGGGTGCAGCTTCAGCAGATGCAAATAACACGCCTGAGGGCGAACCGCGCTGGCTGGTCAACTTCAAGGGCCACTACAATGAGATCCTACATTTGGAGATCATTATTCGCGACAGCGCGATCGTGATGTCTGTCCTCAACAACAGCTATGATAGCAGGGATACAGCGAAGATTATGGGTGTATTCATGGAGCTACTCAACATCGAGTGAGCTTATCGGCCTCAACTTTCTCTAGTACAACCTTCGCAGGTTGATAAATTTTACACTCATGGACTTCAGGCATGCGGCACTTGGAACAGAAGACTGCGGAGCACTGGCATGTGAAGGGCACGTGTGTCCGCTTTTTGCAATGGGCACACTTGACGAGAGGCATTGAACTGATTTGGTTTGGCGTCAGACTTTTCGTTTCCTAGAAGCAAGGGCCATGCCGAAGATCCGCTACGTCGCACGTGTGGATCCGGATGTGCGATATCCACAAGAAGAGTTCGCAGAGTTACTTCAAATTTACTTGGCAGACCCAAATGGATGGGAAGCGCATGGGTATACGTTCGAACTCGTGAAGAATCGCCCAGACGTGATCATTCGGCTATCATCTCCCGCAACGATCGTAAAAGCATGTGGGTTACCCGATAACCTATCCTGTGCAGAAGTGGGTGGACGTCACATGTATCTGAATGCAATGAGGTGGATGCAGGGTTCACAAAAGAGTGGGCAGGATCTGTCTGGGTATCGTCAATATGTTGTCTCCCATGAGATGGGGCATATTCTAGGTCATGAGCATGTAAAGTGTCCTGCACCTGGTCAGCCAGCACCTATTATGATGCAACAGACACTTGGAATTGATGAATGCAAAGCGAATACAAGGATAACAAAAGCTGACTTAAAATAAATGGGTGGCGGACTCTTCGGCACTCCTCTCTATCTGAATGAAAAATGCATTGTCTTTGCGTTGTTCATTCTGTTTGTCTTTTGGATGCCTCACCCGAAGGCGTGGGAACATGAAGCAGTCCTTGCATTTGTTCTCGCAATGACTGCATATGTGTTGATGGCATGGTACGATTACATCTACGACTGCAATGACAAGTTAGGTCCCACTTTGTTAGGTGGACTGATCGGATGGGCCAAGCCTTATGGCGGTGTGCCTCCTGGAACTCGCGAGCTACCGATCAAATACAAGAAGATCGTTGGAGTATTCGATACTATAGTCCTGGTTGTGCTGTTGGCATTGTTGGTGATTCCGTATATGCGCCGTTAGTTGCTGTACGCCAGGCCACCCATGCCGCTCATGACGCGGAAGATGTTGTAGTTCACGGCATACATGCGGAAGTTGAACGGAGTCGACTTGGTGGGGCGCGCCAGACCAGACACAGTGATAGTGTCAAACACGAGGGTCGTTGTATCGATGCGCGAGAAGTTACATGATCCCGACGGCTGGTGCTCCTCAGGCTGGAGGGCAAACGAGTACACGTTGATCGGGTTCTCATGGGGCGTGAACTGGATATTCGGAAGAGTGAAGGTCACAGTGAACGTGCTACCAGATGAAGGATAGTTCTTCAGCGCGGGCTCACTGATATTGTAAGTACCAACACCGCCAGAGCCAGAGCCAAATGCACTGATGATTGTTCCTGGTGCAAGGTCTGCTGCCTGAACTGTGCATCCCTCAATGATTGTCACATTGGTATTCGTACCGAGTCCAGTACCGCTGCCGGTGACTGTCAGAACATCCCCGACAACGTAACAGTTGTACGTGAACTGAGAAGCGGGCTGTGCAACCACCTGAGCGCGCATCGGCCAGAAGGCGCCGCCACTGTGGTGCTGGTACGGCTGGACACGCCAGAAGTAGTCACCGTAGCGCTCATCGAAGCGGTCCTGTCCGTTGAGCTGCAGACGGCAGCGGTTGACAATGTCATCGTAGCTGAACGGCTGGGTGAAGCCCATGTTCTTCGTGAGCTCCGAGCCGCAGTCCGTCTTGCGAGCATCCTGGAACACCCACACCAGCTCCTTCACCGGGTGGTTGAGCGTCAGGTCGATGCGGGCTGACGAGGTCGTAACCGTCTGCTGGAGGCCATACTGCAGCTGCTCGATGAGGTACTCGTGCGTCTGCTGGGCGAAGCGGCGGCGCTCGTCCACATCGAGGTAGACGTAATCGAAGTAGAGCGCCATGTCCTTCAGCTGCGGGAGCTTCGCGGCCTGCGCGGACACACTGCCAGCCGTGCCAGCCGTGCCAGAGACGAGGTCAGTCGCAGGTGACAGCGTGATGTTGAAGCGAACCTCGTGGTACTGGAGCGCGATCAGCGGCAGAGCCAGGCCAGGATTGCGGCAGAACCAGAACTGCAGGGGAATGTAGAGGACGTTCGGGCGGCCGCCGCACGAGACCGCCGTCGTCTCCGTGCCACCGAGATATCCACCCAGCATACTGTCCAGCTTCACGGAGTTGTCAAAGTTGGACGTCAGGTTCTCCCAGAGGAACAGCCACTCACCGTAGTGGGTGTCCATGATCTGACCACCGATCTCAATCTCAATCTTCTTGAGGAGCTGGTAGCCAAGACGGCGCTCCCACGCAGCCGTCCACTTGACATCAGCCGTGTTTGTATCAGGAAGGGTCACCTCGATGTAGGTCTTGTAGATCAGATCAGCGTTACGGTTCACGACAGCAACGACGCGCTGTCCATATGAAGGCGTGCCCGTGAAGTTCACACGCATGGCCTCCATCGCAAAATTGGTATGGCGCTTGTACATCACCTTCCAGAATGTGATGTGCGGGTTTCCAGTGATATAGGCGTCCTGAGCACCATAGGCGACAAGTTGAAGAAGACCTCCACCCATTGTGTTTATCTTTTGCGAGGATATATTCTTCTGCGATTGAACAATGAGGGAAC